CGAACTCTATTTTAACACTAATATGTTCGGTTTATTTACAAACTTCAATAACTTATACTATGGCGACGAACTGCCTTCCGGCTTGGTTAATAAGATATTGTTTCAGCCCTCTGGGACTAACCTTGTGACCCTACAACAGATAGGTGCTTGGTCGCCCACGATAGGTAATAGACCAGCAATCGCTACAAATCTAAGTCCTTTTCTTAAGATTACCCAGAACTACAATAGCACCTCCACGCTCTGGTCGCCTATTTCTGCGATTGTGTTTTCTTCTACTATGATTCCAATCTTCCCGGAACAAACTGGCACACCGCTGTCCTATGGGGAGGGTAATACAAATGCCCCGCAAGAATCCACCTCCGCCTTCGCCCCCATTATTACGGATATTGCTTTACCCATGGATAGAGCGGACGATTACCGTGGTTTCCTATCCTACACGCCTACTGGAGAATATCGCCTTTCTTCTTTTACCGGCTCACGCACGGAACTGCGTAATATAGACATACAAGTATTCTTTAAGAATAGAATAAACAACCAGTTATACCCGATTACTATGTTTAACCTTACAAGTGTTTCTATCAAAATGATGTTCCGTAAGAAATAATAAAATAGGAAAATGGGCGTTTTTTAAATATGGCTATAATATATAAAATGAGCGACTCCGTCCAGAAGATGTCCGTTTATGATGACCGCATCGTTCAGACTCAGCCTAAGTATGCGGTAGAAAAGGGAGCATTATCGCTTACGAACGCCCCCTTTACGGCACTCTCTCAGACTGCCTCCCAGCACACCTATAATATTAGCGTTCCTTCTGAGGGCGTATTTATTGATAGAGGTGTAGAGTGGAGAGCCAACTGTGCGTTAGGTTTCGTCGCTACACCCCTTGCTGTCAGCACGGGAACGCCTTGCGTTGTGTTTGGTCGTGATGTTTCCCTTGCTCCTTTCCCTCTTCACTCCCTCGTCCAGACTATGACTGCGACTATTAACGACGCAACTGTGACTATGAATACTGGAGATGTGCTTTATGAGGTTCTCCGCCTAACGGACTACAACAAAAATCGTATCCAGAGAACTTGCCCGAATATGCTTGACACATACGGCTCTTACAACGATGCTTTCCAGACAATCCGCAACCCTCTTGCGGACTTTGGGGCTTCTACTGGGCGTGATAATATCCCCAACGGTGCTTGGGGTCAGTTATACTTCACTAACCCCGCTGGTGTAGTGCTTTCTGGCAACGGCACATACGCCGACCCCCGTTCCGCTACAGCCGGTTTCGGTGCGACTGTGACATACACTAACGGCGTTCCCGTCCAAGTGGCTGGAACTGCCAACTACTCTATCTACGTCCAGTTCTACTCCAACGAGAAACTGGTGCTTTCTCCCTTTATCTTTAGCGACATTCACGAACTGGATACTGGTATGTTTGGAGTCCAGAACATCCAGTTAGTAATGAATATGTCTAACCCCAGTCAGTCCGCTACTTCTGGTCGTGTTCTCCGCTTCTGTAATAAGATTGTAGGATGCTCCAGCGTAGCCTATAACGATGCGACAGCGAACGGCTCTCCCTTCTCTGGCTCACGCATTAACGTCCAGTTCCTAACCCCTTCTCTTTCCATTCCTCTTCCCGCTAAGTCAATCGTGCCTTACTACGAGTTTCCCCGTTATGTTTCTAACCAGACGCTCGGTGGCATTACCAAGGGACAGTCCGCCCAAGTTCAGTCCCAGACCCTTACACTCCCTTGTATCCCCGACTTGCTAATCATCTACTGTAAGCCCCAGACATACGCTGGTGCTGGAACGGACGGCGACTGGTATTTACCCCTTACACAGATTTCCATTAACTTTGACAACTTCTCCGGTCTACTTGCCTCCCACACTACGGAGCAGTTATACCAGATGTCCGTAATGAACGGTCTTGAGATGGACTACAACTCTTGGCTGGGCTTCGGTCAGTCCGCCGTTGACAACGGTGCGACACCTCCTACGGCTACTGGCTACAAGTCCCAGTTAGTTGGTGGCTTCCTTGTGCTAAAGCCTTCTAAGGATATTACACTCCAAGAGGGACAAGCACCAAGTGTCGTAGGAAACTACACTCTCCAGTTTAATGCTACAGTCCTAAACAACAGCAACTCAGCCGTAAATAACGCCACACTATACATCGTGACGGCTAATAGTGGCTATTTTGAAACCGTAAAAGGCAGTTCCCGTGTGATTAAGGGTGTGCTTAACGAGGCTGATGTTATTAACGCACCTATGTCCTCTGCTGGAACACGTAGCAACCTTAACCGCATCGTCGGCGGTCGTGGTGCTTTACACCGCCTTGGCAACGTGCTTAACCGTGTTAAGGAGTATGGAGGCAAGGCTTCTGGCGGTGCGGTAGAGGGCGGTGGTCACGGCAGACCTATCGGCGGTGCTAAGAGCGGTGGTAAGCACAGCGGTGGTCTTGCCCAGCGTCTTATGGGACAGCACGGCGGAATGATGTAAATAGCGTAAAAATAATGTCTTTACAATATAGAAAAGAATGGCTACAAGCACCTCTTTTAAATGTTGTTGTTCTTGCCACGAATCACCCCTTTACCACTATCGCAAGACCCCCGACCTTTCGCTATGGTATAAGCATCTGGATACAGTCGTAGGCGGTAATGTGAAAGCCCCTACACACGTGGTAGGAAGCACAATAAAGTTTGAAACTATTTCCTCCGGTATTAATGGAGGCAGTCAGTTAAACTTAGCCAACATTCCGACAATCACCACTTTGGCAAATATGCCCCCTATTGAGGTCGCTGAATGTTATGAGTTTAAGTATTTCTAAAACGCTCCCCAATATTTGGATTTAATGTAAATAAAAGTATTTACATTAAGTATAAATGGAACACCCAGAGGCTTTTAAGAGCATTTACGAGCGTAAGGGCTGGGGCGAAGATATATGCGAAGATTATCCGGGTCAGAGTGGTAATGGAAGTAGCATGGAGTTTAACGAGGAGTATATCGCATTTTTAAAGCGATTCATAGGACAGCAAGGCATAAAAAGCGTAGTTGACGTGGGGTGTGGCGACTGGCGTTGTGGTAAGGCTATATACTATAAAACCGATGTTAAATATACGGGCTACGACTGCTACAAGCCGTTAATAGATAGTCTTAATAAGAACTACCAGCCCCTAAGCCGGTTCTGGACTTTTGAAGTTAAGAACTGCTTACTGGAAGCCGATACGATGGTAGAGGCAGACCTACTTATTGTTAAAGATGTATTACAACACTGGTTAGACAAGGAGGTCACCCGATTTCTGGATAAAGTGCTGTCATCTGGAAAATACAAATATATACTATCTATTAACTGCGACTGCGACGAAAACTCCAGAGAACCCCTTGGTTTTGTAGGCGGTTGGCGTAGGTTGGGTGCGTCCCATTTTATATTACAAAAATACGGGTTTATGTCGGTATTTAAATACCAGACTAAATCAGTATGCTTACTTAAGTGTTAGTTAGTAGGCTCTGGGCGTGTGACCCATAGTTCCGTTCGGCACATCGCACACTTGGGCTGGGTAGTAGCCTTTAGTGTAGTTAAGCACCGCTTACAGTATTTATGTCCGCAGTTAGTAATATCCAGTTCGCCCTTGGGTATTAGGTCTAAGCATATAGGGCATTCGTAAGGCTTACTTAGTGCTTGTGCCATCTCCTCCATCTCCGTCTTAAGGTGCTGGGGTATTTCACCGGCTACTACCCTTCTTATACGGGCTACTTGCGTAAGTGCCATTTCGTGGTTAGTCCGTGCCTCCTCGTAATACCTACACCATGCGTATCTGCGTTGAGCGTCCATCTTCTGTAGCGGGGTGCGTTGGTTGGCGTTGGCTGGGCGGGGCATCGTGTTATACTTACTACCGGGATAATAAGTTGGGGAAACAAACGCACTTACAACATTTTTACCAGAGCCGGGGGAATGACTCTGAGGTCGGCTGGGTTGCGGTTCGGTTTAGCATTAGAGCCTTGTAGGCTATAATATTAAACTGTATATACACTTACGCTTAGAAGCCGTAGGGGTTCATCGGTTGCCATCGCCCTTGGTCTACCTTGGGGTCGCTAAAGCCCCAGCCGGTAGAACCCATCGTCCCAGCGATACTATGGCACTTATAGGACTTGCCCCTACCGTTTTCGGGTTGCCATACTAAGCCCTCTGGTGTATCTATACACCTATAATACTTAGTAATATCCCTACGGTCGTAAGCCCTATAGTAGGCTTGGTGCGGTGGGCGGGTTTCCCTTACTGGTGCGACCGGGCGTTCGCATCTATTACACTCCTCTGGGTTAGGGCAGTTGGCGTAGGCGTGGGGAGCGTCCATGTGGTTATACACGTTGCCGGGATTATTTGTGGGGGAAACAAACGCACCGGGGTCTTTTTTACCAAAGTATATTGAGTGCCAAGTTGTTAGGGGAATATGGGTCATCTTGCCATTCGCCCTTTATAGCCCTATGCGACTTCTGAAAAACGCTACGCTTCTTATTTGCTGTCCCTTTGGGTATTTTGCCAAGTGCCTCTAAATGCGACCAGATTAGGTGGTCACCATACTCTACACGACCGAACATGCGTATAGAACCATCTGGTGCGGTTATACGGAGTTTATGCGTGGGGTCATTAGCAAAATCCAGCGTATTAGCCTTTTTTAACCCAGCCTTACTTGCCTTCTTACGTGCGTCGCTAAGGTATTTAGCACAAGTATATTTATCGGCTTCCAGTTGCTCCTTAAACGCACCGCTACATCCGCAGTTGGCATAGGGCTTACCGCAAGAACCACGACCAAATATACTACCTACACTATGGGCTTTTAGTTTATCTTGGAAATAGCCAAATGGGTTAAACTTTTGTGCGACTTTCTGTAAGCCTTCGTCCAGCCAAGATATACCCACCTTAGGTATAGGCACGGGGTCTTTCTTTATAGGCACATTAACTACACGCACATTACGGGCATTCTTAGTCATTAGCCTATACAGCGGGTCGTCTTTATGCGATATACGCTGGTTCTTAGTATTATTGTAAAACTTACTCTCTACTGCTGGGTTAAACGATACAGCCTCTTCTATTAGACCATCTTGTATAAGATTATCTACTATAGCCCCTCCAAGCGAATGCCCTACGCCGAAAAACCGGTCGTTTGGATACTGCTGTCGTATAGCATTTACGATTGATGCGTCGGTTTTGTATCGTGGAGTATTGTTTAGATTGTTTATTGCGATAGAAGCATCAGCCCCTAAATCCACCTTATCGCTTGGAACAGTTCCACGCACGGCGATTACAATATTATTACCTTGTTTATATGCCTTAATAGTAGGGGTATTATACACTAAGGTAAATCCGCCTATATTTGCTGTCCCTTGGGGTTTATACGAATCTTCAGCCATTTGCCCCGCAATCGTATCGTTAGTAGGTAATGCCCCACCTTTTAGTAGCACTTTCTTTAGTTCTGCGGATTGGTCTTTTATTTCGCCGTTTAATCCAGCCTTGGAAGGGTGCTTTAGAACACCGAGCAGAGTTTTATGTTCTTTGACAAAATCACGATACGGAATATTGATGCCCTTACTACCCCCTTTAGCACTCTCACTTATTCCTACTGCCGACTGTTGCTTCTCCGCTTCAGTAAGGGTAAGCGGTTTATCGGAGAGGTATTTTCCGCTCTTAGTTCGCACCCTATAGCCGTCTGGAAACTTAACTATGTCATAAGGCATTTCTATATTAAATAGGTATATTAAATATACCCATTTAAAATGTAGGCTGATGTAGGGTAAATCGTAAATACCCATATACAAGTAAATAAAGTTAATCACCCTAAGCCAAACTCTGCGATTTAGCCTACATTACCTTACATATCTGGGCTAAACCCGTATATACTGGTGGTTGGTGCTACGGTATTCACTTCTGGTTTTGCTATAACCTCTTTACGCTTTAGTCCCTTATAAACTGCTCCTTGCCCCGTTCTACCGTGTTCTACTCCGTTAAACCCCAGCATCTGCTTAAACCAGCGGTCGTCGCATTTATCCGTATTTGTATCGGCTTTGTATGCTTGTTTTAGTTCGGTTGCGTTTATTGTATCGGCTACATTATTGGTTATATCGTAATAACTGCTTAGCCAGAACTTTAGCGGGTTATTATCGTCTATGTATTCGCCCGTGCTATTCTTAATACTATCGGGGACTACTATGCTCTTAGCCGTATGTATATACTTGGAGTAGTATTCGGTTAGTATTAGCATAAACTCATTACGCCACTCGTCGCTTACGCACTTTACATACTTAATATCTGGGTCGCCTTGGCGTTCGTGCGGTTGCGTAGGGGTCGCTACGAAGTTAAAGGGGAACTTAAGCACCTCCATACGGCGTTGTAAGCCCATATCCACCTTGCTTAACTTGGGTATATCGTTGGCTTGTATAATAGGCTTATACATCGGCTTACTCTTAAATATGTGCTTACTGTGTAGCGTTCTTGCCTCTACTGGGTCACCACCACTTACCTTCTTAATAACGCTTACTTGTAGGCGTTGGTTTTCCTCTGGCTCTGTGCTTACCCATACCCGCTTACACCGCCCTTCTACTAAGGCTGGTATAGGCTGGTCTACTCGTTCTCTGGTCTTGGTATATATACATACGTCGGCTGGGTAGTAGTAGTTGCCGAACGCTATGCGTAGTAAGTCGGCTATTACACCTTTGCCGTTTCCACCCTTACCCGTAAATACATAAAACTTCTCAAACTTATTGTAGCCTAATAATGCGGAGGCTAATATCTTTAGTAGGTAATCCGTAGTTGGCTCGTCTTCGTGTAGCCCCTTTAGGAACTTCATTAGTGCTTCCTTAACGGCTTTGTCGCTCTTCTTAGGGTATTCGTAGCCGGTTGTAGTGCTAATGTAGTCGCTGGGCTTTATTGGTCTAAACTTATTAGCGGTTAGGTCGTATAACCCGTCGCTAAAGGCAAAAAGGTGCGGGTTCATATCCATCTTCTCCTCTAAATCTGGGTCGTTGTAGTATGTATCTAAAAAACTAATAACACCGCTACAAAAGTCCGCACCACCTAAGGTCTTGTAGGACTTGTGTATTAGCGTTATTTTCTCGTCGCATTCCGCCTTTAGTTTCTTATGCTCCTCTTGGTCGGCGGTCTTACCAGCGTCCCTTGCGAACTTAGTTAATATGGCTTTCTTTGTATCTAAGCATAACTGCTGGAAGGTATTACTAATATCGCCCTTAATACCGCTTGGCGTAGGCTTTTCGCTATGCGACCATACATTAGTAGGGCTTAGGCTATACCAGCCTAAATGCTCGTTATATACATATTTGTCCGGTAATATATTGTAAAAATACTTGGCTATATCGTTGCTATTAAGTAGTTGTAGCATATTTAAAAAGTCCTTGCGGGTTTCCATTAGTTCGTAAAACTTGGCTGGATTCGCCTTCTTAAGTTTATGCCATAATGTAGCGTCTGTTAGTTTCTTTGCTCTACTATCCGTAAATGTTCCCCACTTTGCCTTACACGCACCCGCTTCGTATCCGCAGTTAGGGCGGTTGCTTACCTTATCCCAGTCTTGCCATGTTAGTTTCATATTATAAAATATAATACCTATGTCGCACCAGTCGCTATAGTTCTTTAGCACCGAGTCTGGTAGGGCGTTCACCACCTTTATTAGTTCGTGTTC